CTCTCCAACAGATCAATTAAGATTAGCGTTCTCAATAGTAAATAGAGATGGAACATATGGGGCTGGCACTCAACCAGAAAGAGCCAGAGTTTTAGTTTCATTTGAAAATACAAGCGGAACACAGTTTGCAAGACTTGAAGCAGAAGTTGCTGACGATAGTAGTGGCGGACAATACGATTTTGCTACAGAAAGATATTTTGTTGTAACAAAACAACTTCAACAACTATACAGAACATCTGGATTTGACTGGAATGCTGTTTCTGTAGTTAAGATATACGCATGCGTTATTGATGGAGTCAATCCGTCTGGCAACTACTATGTAGCACTAGACGCTTTAAAATTAGAAAATGTTGCTACAGTAAATCCACTTTATGGACTAACAGGATATTCAGTAATTCAAACTTCAGGCGCAGCAACCATTGTTAAGAGTCCTAATACTAGTAATTATGTTGAATTTAGATTTTCAGTAGATCTTTCTAGCGGAAACAACTCATAATGGCTGACGCAGGAATTAAAAAAGTTATAATTAAAAAAGCATCTTTACCACCATTAGATCATGACAAAGTTGGATACGTTTTTAGATACAGAATTGTTTCTGAAGATAAAAACAGAACGTCTCAATGGTCTCCAATAAATCTTGTACTAGATGACTCAATTACTAGCGTTGCTGGAGCCGTACAGGTTTCAACATCAGTTATTAGTGCAGTTTGGGGAGATGAATTAAATAGACCAAAGTATGATGTTTTTGTTGGATTTGACGGGGCCACTGCAACCTACCACGGAACAACACCAATCCATTCATATCAATTTATTAAAACTGGAACTACAAATGTACGTGTAATTATTCAAGTTGAATCATCTGAAAAAACTCTAAATGCCAATTTCCAAATATACAACTCTGGCTTAGTTTCTTTGGTATAATAAAATAGGAGGAATAAATGGCAAAAGTACCACTACCAGAAAGAGGGCAACCTCTTGATGTTACATATTTGTATCAGTTAATTGAGGCCGTAAATGACCTTTCTACAAATGTTGCTTCTAAGCAGACAAGTAAAACAATTATTGATACAGCAAGTGCGGGTAAAGCAGAGGTACAAACCTCTAACACAAGAATAGTAGGCGGATTAGTTGAAGTTGCAAATAACTCAACAGTTTCGGCGGGTAACGAAAGAACGTTTACTTATGACTTTAAAGACTTTAAATATCCACCAATAGTATCAGCAACACCAGTTAACACTGGACAAACACCAGCAGGACAAAACGTAAATATTGTTCTAAAGAGTGTTACAGAAACAAGAGTAGAGGGTGTTGTAAGGTTTGGGGCTTCTGGCGACTTATCTTTATCAGTCCATCTAGTTATTGTTGGAATTCCAAACTAAGGAAATAATTAATGATTTCTTGCAAAAAATGCAAGGGTAGAATCTTTGTTGATAGACAGTACAGCAGTGCTCAACATATGGAAACATATTGTATGGGATGCGGACTAAGAACATTTTTTCATCCTCCAACAGAAAGTGAAGAAGGTAGATGGCTACTAGCAAAGGAAATATTGAGAGCCAAGAATACAATAACGAAACTGTAATAAAAGGTAATAAAAAAATATGGTTTCTTAATGGGGACTTGGTAAGGCTACATCACAGTTCAAGATCTACTGGAATGGTTTCTGTTTATAATATTACTAAAGATAGAATTGAAACTTGCTTACGTTCTGATTTTAGAAAAAATAGAGAACGTGCATACACCGTTGCTGAGACTGCTAAATTAATTAATCGTCACAGAAAATATATGCCAAAATTAATGAAAACTGGAATGATACCAAAACCAATTGGTGCAAGGCTAAATGGACAAAGAGGTTGGCAGATTAGATCATACTATTCAGAAAGCACGGTAAGGGACATACGTGCTATACTGGCTACTATACATATAGGACAACCAAGAAAAGATGGGCTTATAACAAATAATATGACGCCTACAAGCCAAGAATTGACAAGGCGAATGGGTGACGGTATACTTACATATACAAAGACAGAAGATGGTAGATTTATTCCTGTTTGGGCAGAGAATATCTAATAGCAGAAATGGTGGGGTATGGAAGAAAATAAAAATACAAAGGTATCAGTAACACTAGGATATACACACAATCTAGGCAACTTTCAATCAATAAGGTTTGACCTTGGGATTGTTGATTACAAGCGTGAAGAAGAAAACATAGATCAGGCATTTGAGCGTGTATATAAGTTTGTTGAAAACAAACTAATTGAAAAAAGCAACGAAGCAAAAGAATTTAAAAGCGAATAGTGGCAGAACGCAAAGACCGTATGGCTTTGCTAAGTAGGTATAATAAATTACATCTACAAAGATATGAAGCCAAAAGTAACATGAACCTTAATGTTGAGCAATGGGCTGCAGACGCTCTTGTTGAATCTTATGGAATGGGAGTTTGTTATGATTTATTGGATTACTATTTTAATATTTCTCTTTCCCCTACTTGGAGTTACTTTGCATACAACGCACAAAAAATATTGGAAGCAAAACTAGAAGTAGAGCAAGACATTAAAGACCGAGAAGAGCGAAGAAAATTAGCAAGGAAGTGGATTAGTGAATAATACAGAAGCAAAGTTAATCACCGCAGTACTAAATGACAAACAAATCCACGTACTACTACAAGCAAATGTTGACAACCTTTTAAGAACTCATAACGACGTCTGGAACTTTATCAGACTATACTCAGAAAATAATCAATCAGTTCCACCAGTATCCTTAGTTGTAGAAAAATTTAGAGACTTTGTACCAGTAGAAGGTGTTGGTGCAACAAAGCATCACCTTGAAGAATTACAAACCGAATATCTAAATGATAGCCTTAAAGACATCTTACGTAATGCAGCAACTGAAGTTCAAGGCGGTAATGGACCAAAGGCTCTTGAACATATTATTACAAAAACATCAGAACTAAAAAAGAATACTGCTGCAATAAGAGACATTGAAGTAACAGACCTTGAGTCAGCAATTGCATACTTTGAAAATGTAAAGAAGATGCAAGATCTTGGTCACGTTGGAATTAAAACAGGTTTGCCAGGGTTTGATAACTACTTACCTTCTGGAATCATGCCAGGACAACTAGGAGTCTTTCTTGCATACCCAGGTATTGGAAAGTCTTGGTTGGCTCTGTATTTCGCTGTACAGGCTTGGAAACAGGGTCGTAGCCCACTCATCATAAGTCTTGAAATGTCTGAGACAGAAGTTCGTAATCGTGTATTTGCAATTATGGGGGAAGGTCTGTGGTCACATCGTAAACTTAGCAATGGCGAAGTAGAAATTGATATGCTTAAAAAGTGGCATGCAGATAAATTAGAAGGTAAGCCAGAATTTCACATTATCTCTAATGATAATGGTGGAGACTTAACTCCTTCAGTTATACGTGGAAAGATTGATCAATACAAACCAGACTTTGTTATAGTTGATTATTTACAGTTAATGTCACCAAATCAAAAGGCTGACAGCGAGACGGTACGTATGAAAAACCTTTCACGAGAACTTAAACTTATGTCTATTAGCGAAGAGGTTCCTATTATTGCTATTTCATCTGCTACTCCAGATGATGTTAAAGATCTTTCTACCCCGCCAACTTTGGGACAAACTGCTTGGTCAAGACAGATTGCTTATGATGCTGACTGGGTAATGGCTTTAGGTCGTGCTACGAATAGTGATATTATTGAATGCGTATTTAGAAAAAATAGAAATGGTTTTATGGGAGACTTTTTAGTTCAGGTAGACTTTGATAGAGGATACTACCGTTACAAGGATTATGAGGATAAGAATGGTTAAAGATTCTTATACAGCAGAACAAGTTAATCGCGTCTTAACTGGTGCGGGTATTGATATTGAGGCTGAGTATGGAACAGACTATATTATATTTTGTCCATATCACAACAACAATAGAACTCCTGCTGGTGAAGTATCAAAAGAGCATGGATTGTTTTTTTGCTTTGGATGTCAAACCACAAAAACTCTTGTTGAGTTTGTAATGTATATATCTAATAGAACATACTTTGAAGCAATAAGATATATTAAAAGTAAAGAACAAGAAACTAGCATTGAGACATCAGTAAACAAAGCGTTGGTAGATAAACCAGAGTTTGTTCAATATGACGAATTACTAATTAAAAGATTAAACAATCAGGCATTAGAATCTCCAAGAGCGATTAGATATTACGAAGGTAGAAAAATAACTAAAGACTCAGTAATAAAGTTTAATCTTGGCTATTCAGAAAAGCAAGACTCAGTTACAATTCCAGTACACTCTCCAGATGGTATGTGTATCGGATTTGTTGGCAGAACGGTTGAGGGTAAAGAATTTAAGAATACTCCTGGTTTGCCAAAAGGTAAGACCTTGTTTAATTTACACAGAATAAAGACTTCAAGCATTGTCTATGTAGTAGAGTCTTCTTTTGATGCAATTAGGTTAGATCAAGTAGGATTCCCTGCGGTTGCTACGCTGGGTGCTAATGTTTCTGCAGCACAAATAAAACTATTAGAAAAGTATTTTAATAGTATTGTTTTGATTGCAGATAACGATGATGCAGGAATAATAATGAGAGATAAGTTAGTTCAAAGACTTGGACCTGTTGTTACTTCTGTGTATATAGATAAAAAATATAAAGATATAGGCGACATGGATGATGATGCAATTAAAAAACTGGAGTTTCAGTTTGACAATTCTATCACCAGTATGTTAAGATAGATAAGACAAAAAGGAGAAAAAATAATATGACTATTGTAAAGGGACTAAAGAATATTAACGCCCTAGTTGACAAGCCAAAATATGATGAAAACTCTCCAAAGGTAAGATGGTTAAAACTTGCCGATGGACAGTCTGCAAAAATTAGATTCGTTGAGGAACTTGACGAAGACTCTGCAAACTATAATGCAGATCGTGGACTGGCACTTGTTGTTAAAGAGCACACAAATCCAAAAGACTACAAGCGCAAGGCTGTAGATACTATGGAAACAGAAGGCCGTGACTGGGCTGAAGAAATGCACCGTAAAGATCCAAAGGCTGGCTGGAGAGCACGTCTTCGTTTTTATTGCAACGTACTTGTAGATGAT